CCGAAATCACAAAGGCGGTCATCACCTGGTTCGATGCGGACTACGAATACGAACTGGAGATTGAAAACGAGGACAGGATGGACAACGAGGAGTTCACCGCATGGGTTGAGGAAAACGCAGAAAGCCTTGCACAGGCAGATGCCGAGAAAAACGGAACGACCTTTGAGGAAATCGACGGCATTGACTTTACGGAAAAGGAAATCGATGACGATGCCCTTTTCGATGAGGAGTACGAAAACGTCTGCGAATTTGAATGGGAATGCATGACGGGAAGATAAACTTCCCTGCACTTTCCAAACAGCCCCTGACCCAAGGGGCTGTGGCTCGTATCGAAGAAATATAGTACACAAAATCTAAGCCATATATTTGTGCAGTATATTTTTTCGTTATGACTTGCTATACTTGAATTTGTATGGTAATATGGTTACAATGGGAATAGAATCTCGATTAAAAAAAAGCCCACCGGGGCATAAAAATAAATGATACAGACTTGCTTTTTGGCAGGTCTTTTTTGTTGGGGGGTGAGAACAATGGCAAGATTTAAACCAACACGCTTTATGGCGAAAGATTCAAAATATGATAAAAAGGCGGCAGACTATGCTGTTTCCTTTATCGAATGCCTTAGCCATACCAAAGGCACATGGGCGGGAAAGAAATTTGAACTGCTGGACTGGCAGGAACAGATAATCCGTGACCTGTTCGGAATCTTGAAACCGAACGGCTATCGACAGTTTAACACGGCTTACATTGAGATTCCGAAGAAAAATGGCAAATCAGAGCTTGCTGCTGCCGTTGCTCTACTATTAACTTGCGGTGACGGTGAAGAACGTGCCGAAGTTTACGGTTGTGCTGCCGACCGCCAACAGGCTGCCATTGTATTTGATGTAGCTGCCGACATGGTGCGAATGTGCCCTGCCCTTTCCAAACGAGTGAAGATCCTGACCTCACAAAAGCGTATTGTGTACATCCCGACCAACAGCTTCTATCAGGTGCTTTCTGCTGAAGCCTATAGCAAACATGGTTTCAACATTCACGGGGTTGTGTTTGATGAACTTCATACGCAGCCGAACCGAAAGCTCTTTGATGTTATGACCAAAGGCTCCGGCGATGCCAGAATGCAGCCTTTATATTTCCTGATTACCACCGCCGGAACTGACACAAATTCAATCTGCTATGAAGTTCACCAAAAGGCAAAGGACATTCTGGAGGGCAGAAAGCATGATCCGACTTTCTATCCGGTTATTTATGGTGCAGATGAATCGGAAGATTGGACTGACCCGAAGGTTTGGAAAAAGGCAAATCCAAGTCTGGATAAGACCATCGGCATGGATAAGGTGGTGGCTGCGTGTAATTCTGCAAAGGAAACTCCCGGTGAAGAAAATGCTTTTCGACAACTGCGTTTGAATCAGTGGGTAAAACAGGCGGTGCGTTGGATGCCGATGGAAAAATGGGACAAATGCAAGGTCGCTTTTGATGAAGAGATGCTTGCAGGTCGTATCTGCTACGGTGGGCTTGACCTTTCCAGTACAACAGATATTACAGCTTTTGTACTTGTCTTTCCACCTACTGAAGATGATGAACATTATTATGTTCTGCCTTACTTCTGGCTGCCGGAAGAAACACTGCCACTCAGAGTAAGACGTGACCATGTTCCATATGATATATGGGAGCGACAAGGCTATCTGAAAACTACCGAAGGCAACGTTGTTCACTATGGTTTTATTGAAAATTTCATAGATGAACTGGGGCAGAAGTTTCATATCAAAGAGATTGCTTTTGATAGGTGGGGTGCAGTGCAGATGTCGCAGAATCTTGAGGGGTTAGGTTTTACGATGGTACAATTTGGACAAGGATATAAAGATATGTCGCCACCGACCAAAGAACTGATGAAACTGACTCTGGAACAGACCCTTGCCCACAACGGACACCCTGTTCTTCGGTGGATGATGGATAACATTTTCATCAGGCGTGACCCTGCCGGAAATATCAAGCCGGATAAAGAAAAATCCACAGAGAAGATCGACGGTGCTGTCGCCATGATCATGGCTCTTGACCGGGCAATTCGCTGTGGATGCGTTTCTGATGAGTCGGTTTATGATACGAGGGATATGCTGGTGTTATAGGTTTGATTATCTTTGCAAACTGGAATTGTCAGCTTAGTTCATCCAACATTTGAAACATTTCATTTCCATTATCCATATTAATTTTTATTATACGCCATCGTATACAGTGAAATGCCATTTTTCAATTTTTTCTCGCCACATAGTTCCATTCCACATCTAGTATATTTTTTTACTTTTAACGGCGTATCAGTATCCAGAATACAGGGAATATTCTTTGTGTCCGCCTCGGCAAAAGGTTGCTCCAAAATCTTGTGCATATATCCTTTCCCCTGATATTCTCGCAGGACAACAACCATGGATACTGCAATATAGTCATGCTCTTTTTTGAAAATCTTCGCATACTGTTCGTCTCCACTTTGTGCCATAGCTATCAGTGCCTTAGGCGGTAACTCGCATAAAAGTCGCTTGATCATATGTAAGGTCGAACCCATTGAAGGTTTTGCCCTCTTACTCCAATAAGCAAGATATCCCTCTCCTATTTCAGATGTGGTATACAGAGTTCCTGCTCTGTAAAACCATTCCGTCATAATCTCAAAGCTTTTTATTGTTTGCTCTCTTGTGAGCATTGTAACTGTTCCGGCTTTTTCATCAGCAAATGCCTCACCGATTCTTCTGCCAATGTCTGCAATTTCTTTCCTTGATTTATTTTCCACTTTTATCATGGATATTCCTCCACCAATTTCCGATTTGTAAGGCAGCTGCCCTACACTTAGTTTCACATATTATACCACACACATATACGAAAAGTCAAGAAAGGACGTGATTTCATGGGAATTTTCAGCGGACTATTCAAGTCCAGAGATAAGCCTCAAAACAGTTATGACAGCCCGTCATACACATACTTTTTCGGACGAGCCAACAGCGGCAAACGTGTCACAGACAGAACAGCCTTGCAGCATATTGCGGTGTATGCCTGTGTGCGGGTTCTGTCAGAAGCCATTGCCCAGCTGCCATTACACGTTTACCAATATACCGAAAACGGAAAAGAGCGAGTGCCACGGCATCCGCTCTATTTTTTACTCCACGATCAGCCAAATCCGGAAATGACATCTTTCGTATTCCGAGAAACCCTGATGTCCCATCTGCTAATCTACGGCAATGCTTACGCACAAATTATCCGAAACGGTCGTGGAGATGTATTGGGGCTGTATCCGCTGATGCCGGATAAGGTCAGAGTAGACCGTGACCAGCGAAATCGTCTGGTCTACATCTACAGTCGCTACGATGAAGCCAATCCAAACCTGAAACAGCAGGGCGATATTGTCCTGCAGGCAGAAGATGTGCTGCATATTCCCGGACTTGGGTATGACGGCTTGGTGGGATATTCTCCCATTGCTCTTGCAAAGAATGCAATCGGCATTTCCCTTGCCTGTGAAGACTATGGTTCTACCTTTTTCGCCAACGGAGCCAGTCCATCTGGTGTGTTGGAGCATCCGGGAGTCATCAAAAATCCAGAGCGTGTGCGGGATGCTTGGCAGCGTGCCTATGGTGGTTCCAACTCGCATCATACCGCAATTTTGGAAGAGGGCATGAAATACACGCCTATTTCCATCCCCAACAATGAAGCACAGTTTCTGGAAACCAGAAAGTTTCAGGTAGAGGAAATTGCCCGGTTGTATCGAGTGCCGCTTCATATGATCGGCGATCTTGACCATGCCACATTCAGTAACGTGGAACATCTATCATTGGATTTCGTGAAATACAGTCTTGACCCGTGGATTGTTCGATGGGAGCAAGGCATGATGAAAGATCTGCTTTCCGATTCAGAGAAAGGCAAGTATTTCATCAAATTTAATGTTGAGGGGCTCTTGCGTGGTGATTACGCATCGAGAATGCAAGGATATGCTACCGCACGACAAAATGGCTGGATGTCTGCTAACGATATTCGTGAACTGGAAGATATGAATATGATTCCTGCCGAAGAAGGCGGAAATCTCTATCTTGTAAATGGTTCATTTACAAAGCTTGCTGATGCAGGTGCATTTGCAAAGAAAAATGAAAAGGAGGAAACGACCCATGAAGAATAATCGTTTTTGGAACTGGGTATGCAATGAAGAAACCGGTGCATCGGAGATGTATTTGTACGGTGCGATTGCGGAGAGTACATGGTTTGAAAATGACATCACCCCTGCCGTGTTCCGCTCGGAACTGCAAAAACACAGCGGTGATGTGACCGTCTTTATCAACTCGCCGGGTGGCGATGTGTTTGCTGCCAGTCAGATCTATACCATGCTCCGAAACCATCCGGGCAAGGTTACGGTCAAGATTGACGGCATTGCCGCTTCTGCGGCTTCTGTGGTGGCGATGGCTGGAGAAGAAACCTTGATTTCACCGACCGGAATGCTGATGTGCCACAATCCGATGACCTGTGCCATGGGCAACAAGGCAGATATG